GTTGTTGTCAAACCACAGGATTATGGGGCGCTCGGGCATTATCGGGCTGTGCTCACCACAGGCACTATTGCTGCCGGTATGGCAGCCCTGGGTGAAATTGTGCAGATGCGTTGGGTGGATGCCACCAAAGTTTGCGTGATTCAAGAGGTTTCCGTCCTTCAGTTCAGAAACATCACTACAGCCTTTGCCGCTGGCCCATATCTCTTCGATGTGAACCGCTCTACAGCGTGGTCGGCAGACGGAGGAGGCGGTGCAGCGGTAGCTGTTACCGATCCGCAGATGCAGGTGCGTACCTCAATGGGTAACTCTTTGTTCTCAACAGGGTTCCGACTTGCCACCACCGCCGCTCTCACAGCTGGTACCAAGACTTTTGATACCAACCCGATGGGTGCATGTTTTGGTAACGTGGGTTCCACCCCCGCGATTGCACAGCTGTACATCCCCGCTGGTTCTCCGGTTACCGGATATGGTGGGCCGGGAGTCGAATTGATGCACCCGGACATTGGCGCAGGCGAGCACCCGCTCACACTTGTGCAGAACGAGGGAATCTCTGTTCGCGCAACTGTTCCTGCCACCGGCACCTGGATTGCAACTGTCCTCGTTAAGTGGGCTGAACTAACGGCCTTCTAAGCCATGAGCCTTCTACTTAGGCTTCTTGGTGCCGGGCCAGGCCCAACTATCCTTTCCCCGGCCAGTTTGACCCACACCCGTGCAATGGGTGCAGTCACCCTGCTGGATACACTACATCCGGCGGGATTGGCACATACCCGTGCGATGGGGGCGGTTTCGCTACTCGACACCCTTCACCCTGCGGGATTGGTTCACACCAGGGGCACTTCTGCCCCAATCCTTCAGGTCAAAGTGTTTCCGGCCGGACTGGTACACACACGTGCTATAGGTACCCACAAGATGCAAGTAATCCTGGTACCCTCCGGCCTGGTTCATACTCGGGGGATTGGAAGCCCCACGGTGTCCACATCGGGCACCTTGGCCCCCGCTGGACTGACTCATACGCGAGCAATGGGTGCGGTCGCCATACTGGGCACCGTTTACCCCGCTGGTCTTACGCATACTCGCGTAATGGGGAACCCAACAATCAAAGGGATTGTCTTTCCAGCAGGATTGGTGCATACCCGAGGTATGGGTTCACCGAGCGTTAACTTGCCAGCAGGCCCAAGTCTTTGGTGGCAGGATCATAAATCACATACCAAGTAAGGAGACACATGGCGATTCCGCTTCATTTTAACAACGCGGCAGCTGTGACTCCATCTGATTCCACTGTCGTCGCCTTCAACGCGATTTATGTGGGTGGGGCTGGCAACGTGACCGTAAGGACGCAGGGGCAGCAGACCGTTACTTTTACCGCTCCCCCGGTCGGTTCTACCATCTACATCAAGTGTGATCGGGTGATGGCCGCAACAACTGCAACTCTTCTCGTTGGCCTATCTTAGCCATGATTACCTGCGGGAGGCTAACGCCCGCATTCGCTTTCGTTACCCCACTCTGTAAAGGAAAGGGCAGGCAAGTCGTTCTCGCTAAGGTCGGGATCATGGAAACGAAGAAGCCGGGCGAAGATATCAAGTGGTGTGCGGAGTGTGGTCGCTACTTTGACCCCAAGTTCCCACACGAGTGCAACGCAAGCGCAATACTAGCTAACCGGCACTCGCTTGAGCGTTGGCTAGGAAGATACAAAATCAAAGAGGAAAGCTAGAACCGCCCCTTCCTGGGGTATCCTCGAAACTAAAGGACGGTACGGATAATGGCTCTAGGCACAGTTACAAAAGTGAAAGCTACAGTTTTCGGTGACATGCGTGTCACCATTGTAGATGTCAACCCCTCTGCCGGTGCTAACTACACCACAGGTGGAGAAGTGTTCGGTGCCGCTCAGGTACCGGGCGCGACGGGTACCATCTTTGGTGTGTCCGTCATTGGCTCGCCCATTGACGCCACCAACAAGACATTCCTCGTTTGGAATCCGGCCACGGGTAAGCTCGTGGCGTATAACCAGACGGTAGGCACCGATGTGGGACTCATTGAGGCTGCCTCCAACTCAGACCTGTCTGGTGCCGCTGAGAAGCAGCGCCTAATGGTCTTTAGCAAGTAGGCTGATATGGCACTCGGCTCTGTCACCGTAATCCAGCAGAAGAACATCGGCGGGTTGATTCTGTTCATTGTTGATGTTCAGCTTTCTACGGGAGCTAACTGGACAGCAGCGGGGGAAGCATTCGATGTTGCACAGATCCCTGGTGCGAAAGGCGACCTAATCGCCGTCATTCCACAGCCGAATGCTGCCGCTGGCGTTAACTCGCCCTCAGTTGCATGGGATTCGGTAACCAAGAAGTTGCTGTGTTATGGCACCGCTGCTTCCGCAACCGGCCTCACCGCAATTGCCGACTCTACAAACCTCTCGACCATGAAAACTCGGGCGCTCTGCTTCGTAACCGGCACAGGCTAAGGAGGTCACATGCCGTCATTTCATCGTAAAGACGGCATCACGCTTTCTGAGAGCGAGCTAGCCGAACTGTTGGCTAAGCACCCGCTCAAGCTGCTCTGGTTCGCGCAGCACGGATATACCCCCCACTATTACCAGATGCTCTTTCACTGGTTGACGAACCCGGATACGGGTCTGTTGTGTCGATTCCGGCACATGGTGGCCGGACGGAGAGGGGGCAAAACCCTCGCGGCGGCTTGGGATGTTGCTTTTTACGCTCTCCACCCGGAAGCTTTCCACTGGGACTTTCATGGGAAGCAAAATACGCGGCCCCTCGTAATATGGGTAGTCACCCAGGACTACCCAGTGGGTCTTTGGTCAAAGCTTGCTATTCGACAGGTGCTACAGCAGGCCGGACTTGAAGAGGGGAAGGACTACCGAGAGAACCGAGGCCACCAGTGGATCGAGTTCAACAACGGTACCTTCCTGCTGTTCAAGACGGCGGACAACCCTAACAAACTGAGAGGGGCGGGTGTTGATATCCTCTGGTTCGATGAGGCGGCTATCATCCCCACCCAAGACGCATACGAGGTTTCATCTCCGGCCCTGGGACAGACGCTTGGTGTATTTCTCAGCACCACCACCCCAAGCGGTAAGAACTGGCTCTACAACACGTTCTGGACGCCGAAGTCTCTTGCCTCGCCGAACCACGGCCATGTAGAATACTGGTCGATTGACTCCCCGTATTTCGAGACTGCCGAGTGGCAGCGGTTCTACGAGGAGTACCACCCCCTGATGTTCAAGCAGGAGTTCATGGCATCCTTTGATGCTATGGCGGGCAAGGAACTGTCGGGGGACTGGCTCAACTACTACGAAATGGCAGAACTCGATGCTTATACTTCTGATGGTGTCCATTACGATGGCCTGTCTATGTTCATTGGCGTTGATCCTGCTATTTCATTGGCAGATTCCGCTGACAGGTTCGCAATCGCTGCAATCGGTGTCACGAAAGATCGGCGACAAGCGTACCTGGTAGATCAGTGGGCGGGGAGAATCCCGTTTCCAGAGCAAGTAGACAAGATTAACCAGTGGTACCAGAAGTACAGTCCCCATGTAATCGGGATTGAAAAGACGGCTTATCAGGCTGCATTGGCACAGCAGGTGCAGCGGCTTGAGGGCTTGCCTCCTGTGGCCGCACTATGGGCACGCGGAAAGAAAGAAGAACGCATCCTAGCGATGTCACCGTTCTTCCGAACAGGCAGAATCAGGATTCGCAAGGATCAGGTCGATTTCATCAACGAATGGGTCGATTATGACTCCACTAAGGCGAATCCACAGGATGACTGCCTGGATGCGGTGGAAATGACTCTCCGTACTGCGGGGATCATCCTGCCAGCGCAACAGAGGCCAAATGAAGCCCCTATCCTAGAGGGCGCAGCGACCACCGCTAGTATGTGGAGTGATATAGCGGCCAAGGCATCTGCGGCTAGGAAGGATCAGCATAAAGAGGACGATATGTTCGGAAGTGAGTGGTAATGAAACTGACGATTGGCGGACGCCTAGAGCGTCCCAACATCTGCACTATCTGTGAGCGCACCCCCGAAGTGGGTACCAAGGTGGTTGACACCGAGAGGTACTTTGACGGGTGGCCGTTTGTCCTTCAGGGACGCCGGTACGTGTGCGAGAAGTGCATCAAAGAGATGCTCAAGTTCTTCGATTTCGCAGACCATAACGATGTTTTGATTGCTCAGACTGCGCAAGCGCGCTCTGAGGCAGTTGTGCGCGGGGTGAAGCTTAAGGTAGACAGTTTGGTCAAAGAGCTACGCACCCTGGCAGAAGATCCTAGCGTATTCATGGAGGAAGCAAGTGTTCCAAAGGAACTTGGAAACGAAACTGTGGGTCGCAACGAGGGAGTTGGGGCTGACACAGGATCTACTAAGCCTAGCACGAGCGAAAATGGAATTACTGGAAGCGAGGATAGTGGCGCAAAAAGAGGATCTGGACAGGGTTCTAGAGCACAATCGCGTCCTCGCAAGCCAGCCAATACCACAGCGTAGTCCAGTCCCGCTCTTTATGAGCGACGATGAAGAGGACATTCGGTACCAGCAGGAACTCGGACAGCTATCTATTGCAGAGGCCGAGGACATGCTTCGTGAGCTAGACTTCGAGAATGAGCATATCATTCTTGAGGATGGTTCTTCAATCTAGGGAGTATAAGTGGCAGACAGCAATATGGAGGATGCGGCACGGGTTAAGTCAGCTGGTAAGCTGAAAACTGCGTCGGATCTGAACGATAAGCTGGACGCCTTGAAGCGTGGACGGCAATCTCTTGAGGCTCAGTGGAAGCTGAATCTCGCATTCTACAAGGGTAGGCAGTACACCTACTACAACAAGTCCCTTCGTAGGCTGGAATCCCTGCCGGTAGAAGATGGAGAGAAGCCACGCTATCGGGTGCGCGTGGTAAATAACCAGATTGCGCCCGGAAGTCACGCCCTGCTGGCGAAGCTGACGAAAACCAAGCCGGTCATTCATGCAACCCCTGATTCCGGGGGCGATGCAGACATCAAAGCGGCACAGCTGGCTGACAAGCTGTTGGAGCATTGGTGGAGTGACTTTGCACTAGACGACAAGCTGGCGGAGGCTCTTCTATGGGCCATTATCACCGGCCAGGGTTACTGGAAGATCACTTGGGACGAGCACGCGGGCAAAACCATGCGATTCCTGCTCGATCCCAATGGGCAGCCTATCACTGAAACAGCGCTTGAGGATCTATTCCGCGCACAGCTGGCTGCTCAGCAGATTGAAGCACAGGAGAAAGTCGTCTATATGGGCGACATCAAGGTGGAGGTTGTCTCCCCCTTCGACGTGTTTATCGACGACACCGCCAAAGTGATGGACGAGGCCAAGTTCGCCATCTGTGTCCATCATATGAGTCCTGAGGAGATCAAGAAGCGGTACAACGTGGAAGTGAAAGCTGACTCTATTGCTTCCGACCCGTCCGCTCAGCTGCAAGGTATCGGAGCCTCATTTGGCACCAAGGAGAGCGATGTCAAAGGCGTCAACGTTGGTTACTTTCTTCCTCAGGCATCCCTGCCTAACGGTCGCTATGTCCTGTGGGTTGATGAGAAAATCATTGAGGACACCGCTTGGCCGTATCCATTCACCAAGTTGCCCATTATCAAGTTTCCAGGTATTCGCGTGCCGGGACAGGTGTATGACATGGGCGATGTGGAACAAGCTGTGCCGATGCAGAAGGATCTCAACAAAACCCTTAGTCAAATCATCGAGTATAAAAACCTCACGCTAAAGCCGCGCGTCTGGGCACCCACCGGGTCGCTTACCGGAGTGCGGCTGACCTCTGAGCCGGGAGCCGTATATGAATACAACGTCATCGGCGATCACAAGCCGGAAGTTGAACAACTCCCCAACATGCCGCCGTACATC